GGACAGGAGTGACGCAAATGGCTTGGTGCCCCTTTGGTCGACCCCACCCTCCCAAGATACGGAAGTCGTTTAGTTTCGGGGTTGATCCGGGCTTTGTCGATTACGTTGAGGAATGCGAAGCGCGCGAGGCCGAAGAATACTGGACTAAGTATAACGCCTACTTTGAGCGGTATCCTACTTGCTGGCTGCGGTTCCTTAACTGGCTGGGTGTGAAATGAAAGGTACTCCATGAAACTCTATCGACACACTATCCAGTGGGACATGGATCCCGAGGACCTCGTCAAGTTGTTTGCTGTTATGCAATTCACCGCCACCATCGTGGAGGATCAGCTGAAGGAGCTACCAGTACGCCTCCGTGAGCTCTTTACCGAGGTCTCGGAAACGGACCAGATCCTCGAGGCAATGGAGATGGAGGACGGTGAGCTCGAGCGTGTCGAGCACTAAATGGGCACCTACGAGGAGTTCCTGGCTGACCTCCACCGCAGAGCAGTGGTGGTCCCGGATGCCAACCGTTGGCGTGTCATAATGGAGGGAACCGAGCATCGTCACTGGCGCAATAGCGTGCTGTCATCACGCTTTGATACTCGGGAAGAGGCCCAACGGTGGGCCGATAGATACAACACTCACCCGAGGCGTCATGTATCTGTCACTTGACATATCCGTGGTGCTGCTGACAGTGGTGCTCTTCTTAGCAGGCTACGTAGGCACAGCGTTGTACTACCTCGACCTGGCCTTACCGTGGACCCGTTACCTGTAAGCTCGTTTTCCTAATCAGGAGCAATATTTAGCCAGAGTAAACAATCTCAGGATACATCAGCATGGTCAAAAGCAATGAAAACAAGACCAGCCCAGACGACAAAGTCAAGAACAAGGGTGGTCGCCCGAAAGGGTCCAGTAATCGAGTCAACCGTAAGGTACGCCTAGCAGCACTGAACAGTGGGGAGAACCCCTTACAGTTCGTGCTGCGTGTAATGCGTGCCCCCATAGGTGGGAAGGTTGACGGTCACACCGTGACATGGGAAGATAAGCTATGGGCTACGCAGCAGGCTATGCCGAAGCTGCACCCCAATGCACCCCAGACCACTAACACGCACCTCAGTGGGGCCGGAGGAGGTCCCGTGAGCATCGCTGTTACCCTTGATCCGAATAAGCTTGACTCCATGGGCCTCGATGACATTATCCGTGCCGAGGAGCAGGTCAATAGACTTCAGTCCGGTGAGGCTCCAGCTGGCCAAGAAAAGGCTGGAACTAACGGCTCAGCAAGTTACGACCGCTCCTAGAACAACAGGACACAAGGAATGGCCACCAGACTACGCCTTAGTGAAAGCATGGCGTAGCAAGAAGCTGGCCGAGTTTGAACGGGATCCCAGTACGATCGCCGTGGCTAAGGCGCACTACAAGGACAACCCAGTCAATTTCATCAATGACTGGTGCGATACCTATGATCCCCGGAATGAGTTTACGCCTGGAAAGGATACCTTCTTCCCACTGATCATGTTCCCGCGCCAGCAGGAGCTAGTGGAGTTTATGGTTGGGTGCTTAACCAACCAGGCTCCTGGCCTTGTTGAGAAGAGCCGGGACATGGGTGCTACGTGGATAGCCTGCTGCGTAAGCGTGTGGCTGTTCCTGTTCCATGGTGGCTCGTCTGTTGGGTGGGGAAGCCAGAAGGCCGAGTATGTTGATGAGCTCGGTAATCCGAAGAGCATCTTTGAGAAAATGCGCATCCTGTTACGGCGGGTGCCAAAGGAGTTCCTACCCGATGGCTTTGGCGAAAGATTTATGGTACTGCGCCGTATTCGTAACCCTTCTACTGGTTCAGTTATTGGTGGTGACGTTGGTGACAATATTGGTCGTGGTGACCGTACTGCTATCTACTTTAAGGATGAGTCCGCCTGGTACGAGCACCCGGAGCTCATCGAAGCGTCGCTATCCAATACCACCCGCGTCCCCATCGATATCTCCTCCGTGTCCGGCCTTGGTACCCTCTTCCACCGTAAGCGGGAAGCAGGAATAATCTGGGAGCCAGGACAGGAGTTTCATAGGTACAAAGTCAATGTCTTCATCATGGACTGGCGAGATCACCCTGACAAGAATCAAGAGTGGTACGATGGAATTAGCCAGTACCACGCTGACCAGGGTACGCCCCACGTGCTCGCCCGCGAAGTGGACCGAGATTACGCTGGTGCTGCTGAGGGACGTATCATTGAGCCTGAGTGGGTACGTGCATCAGTCGATGCAGACCTTCACATCGCGGGTTTGGACGATTCAGGTTCCTACACCGCTGGTCTCGATATTGCTGATGGTGGCGGAGACCGTAACGCGCTGGCGCTACGGAAGGGCCGCGTGCTTATATCGGCTGAAGAATGGGGCGAGCGCGACACCGGTGTTACGGCGCGGCGCGCAATAAAGACCTGCCAAGACAATAGACCTATCGAGCTCAACTATGACTCGTGCGGTGGCTACGGTGCGTCTGTCAAGGCAGAATTCAACAGGCTGAGCACTGACCTGGGCCTTCTGCCCAAAGATCTTAAGGTGGTCCCCTGGAACGCTGCGGCAAGGGTTCTCGAGCCTGGAGGACGGTCTGTCCCCGGTGATCCGCAGTCGATCCTGAACAAGGACCAGTTTGAGAACCTGAAAGCGCAAGCCTGGTGGGAAGTAAGTCGCAAGTTCTACCGCACGTGGCGCGCCCGCACTGATCCGACCTACAAGTTCGACCCCAACGATCTGATATCGCTACGGTCGAACATTGGTCTTATGAGGCAGATTGAGAAGGAACTCTGTCAGGCGACCATGACCATGAGCGCCAAGACAAACAAATTGGTAGTGGACAAAGCTCCTGAGGGAACGCGTTCACCGAACGTAGCAGACGCTATCGTGATGTGCTTCTGGCCCTGGCGTGGCCCGGCGACTACCACGAGCTACGAGTTGCCTAGAATTATCCACGGAGACTGACTATGGCTAATCTCCTAAGCCGATTAATCGGTGGTGGTCTGTCTGGTCTGATGCCGAAGGTGAAACCCACTAAAGAAATGGGCACCTCCGGTACAGCAATATTCGGAGGCTACGTATCGCGGCTGGAGAAGAGCTCGAAATGGGCTGGCATGCAGCGCTACGTCACCGCAACCGACATCGCGGTCAACACCTCGATCGTGGCTGCTGGCCTGCACCATTTCCTAAACCTTATCGCCCACCCTGAGTGGTCCGTGGTGCCTGTCGATGAGGACGACAAGAAGGCTGTTGAGATGGCCGACTTTGTGGAGGAGGTCATTGACGACGTTGTGACGCCGTGGGCGCGCATCGTGCGCCGCGCTGGCATGTATCGCTTCCATGGCTTTGGGGTGCAGGAGTGGACAGCGGTCAAGCGCGAGGACGGGAAGATTGGCTTCAAGGATATCGAGCCACGCCCCCAGTTCACGATTGAGCAGTGGGAGATTGACGACACAGGCAACATCGTGGGCTGCTACCAGCGCTCCCCGCAAACGGGTCAGCTGCTCCCCTTACCCAGGGGCAAGCTGGTCTACCTGGTCGATGATACCATAACCGACAGCCCGGAAGGGCTGGGCATCTTCCGCCACCTTGCAGAGCCCTACGAGCGGCTGAAGCGGTACTACGAGTTAGAGACGCGCGGTTACGAGCGTGACCTGCGCGGAACGCCTATTGGGCGCGCTCCGCTTAGCAAGTTCCGCCAGGACCTGAAGGAGGGCAAGATCACCGAGGCTGAGTACCGGGCCATGGTGGCGCACATGGACGACTTTGTCCAAACTCAGGTCAAGGGTAGCCAGACCGGGCTGGTGCTGGATAGTCAACCGTACGAGAGCCCATCCTCTGATGGCTTCAAGATCGCTGGCCTGCCGCAGTTCAACCTCGAGCTGCTGCAGGGTGGTGTGACCGGCTTAGGTGAGCTCGACCAAGCCATCAACCGCATCCAACGTGAGATGGCGCGCATCATTGGCGTTGAGCACCTCATGATGGGTGACCAGGGTGGCAACCGCGCTATGTCTGAGGACAAGAGCCGGAACCTCTACCTGATAGCCAACTCGGTGCTGATGAATATCGCCGAGGCGTTTGAAGCTGACCTGCTCGGTCCGCTCTGGGATCTCAATGGCTTTGACGAGGATCTCAAGCCCAAACTGCAAACGGAGGACGTAGCGTTCAAGGACGCTATGGAGGTAGCCCAAACGCTATCGCAGATGGCCTCTGCTGGCGCGCCGATGGCTCCGGATGATGAAGCCATTAACGACGTGCGTGACCTGCTGGGTATCAACCGCGCGCCTGAGCCATCGGACGAGATGCTGGGTGCCGTGTACAATCCCAAAGAGCAGGAAATGGACTTCCAAACGCAGCGCATTGACCAGGGTCTTGAACTGAGCCCCGAGGATCAGATGAAGGCCAAGCTGCAGGCCCAGAAGAAGCCACCGACCAAGAAACGTGTGTTGGGGAAAGGCTTCTCGAAGCTGCGTAAGGCGGAGAAGAGGTACTGGAAGGGCTGGGATGAGTCTAAGCATCCTCGTCACCCAGCAGGCTCCAGCCGTGGAGGCGAGTTCGCTCGTGGCGATCGGGTTATGTACACCGGCAACTTCGGCATGGGTGCACCCAAGTCCGGTACGATTGTTGGCGTGGATGAGAAGGATGGGCGCCAGGTCTATGACGTGGACCTTGATCCGGTGCCAGGTGATGACGAGTGGGACCGCTCCAAGTGGGGCTACTCAGATCAGTTCACCCGGTTGCGGAAGGCTGAGTGGGATGAGTCCAAGCATCCTCGCCATCCGAAGGGTACTGAGCAGGGCGGAGAGTTCGCTCCAGGCTTCGCAGGTGCATCGTCTTCCTCTGATGTGGAGGCTGTGCTCGCTGGCCGTCAGCCGGACGAGAGAGGTTGGGCCTTTACGTTTGGCAACGGCATCCATGACGCCAACCGCATTCGCGTGCAGCATGGGCTGTCGGAAATTACTGGGCTCGAGCCTGACTACCTTGGGCCTGCGAGGATTGCCGCATACTACGGCGACCCGAACGACTCGAAGGCTCCGTTCGCTACCGATATGGGCGACTCCTTGCCTGTGACTGACGCGGACACTGGCGAGCACGTGATGACCCTGGGCCGCTACGGCATCTGGGCCTACGATCCAGTCAGGGGTAAGCATCAGGTCATCGATAGCGGTAACGACTTGCTGGCTATGCGCCTTAAGCACAGGGTACACCCGCAACGGGTCGCCCGCGTCAAAGGTCCACTTGAGAAGTTCGATCCGAACCAGCCCAGGTCGCCCAAGGGCTCACCTCTTGGTGGGCAGTGGGTTGACGATCCTGGTAGCGGGGAGAACGATTACGTCAGGCTACCTAATGGACAGCGGGTGCGTATTAACACTAGGCGACATCGGGAGGGTCTGTCCCTTGCCCAGATGGCACAAGGGCTGAACTACGAGCTTGACCACGACGAATACCCACACGACTTCGACATTTTGACTGGTAGGTCCGCATCCCAGCCCAACTGGCATCTGCACCTCTATGGAAAGGCGTACAGTAAATACCACCCTACGCAGCCCCACGCTCCCAGGGGCTCATCAAATG